TTGGGCTCATAACCCAAAGGTCGGAGGTTCAAATCCTTCTCGCGCAACCATCTTTAGAGACTCCCCGCCCACAGCTGCCGCCAGCAGTTGTTCGGCGGGGTTTTTCATTCTGGCCCAGCCATTGCCCACGTCGTCGCGCAGCAACGTGATAGCGCCGCCCAGCAGCCCGGCGATCACGGGGCGGGCCTCGGCCACGGCGCTCCGGCCGCTCAGTGTCTCTTGCAGGTTCATCACCAGGCGCCGGTAGCGCGCCGCGATCTCCGCAGTGTCGGCCTGCGGCTCGATCGGCTGCTGCAACGCGGCCTGCAGCGTCTTGTGCTCCATTTCCGCCGCGCGCAAGCGGCTGGCCAGGGCCTCACTGGCGCCCACGGCAACGATGGCGTCCACCACCCGCTTGATCTCTGTCTCCAGTTCCGCAATGCGCCGCCGCGCATCGGCCTGCGCGCGTTCCTGGCCGCTTTTCAATTCGGCCAGCAGGGCGCGCACCTTCGCCTGCACTTCGGCCAGCGCGGAGGGGCTCAACAGGTCCTCGCGCAGCTCTGCCAGCAGCCGCTGGTCCACGTCCTGGCGCAGCCACGTCGACGTGCTTGCGCACGCGCTCGGGCCCTTGTCCTTGTGCGCGGCGCAGCCGTAGCGCCGCGTGTTGATGGCGATGATCGGGCCGCCGCAGGTGTCGCAGCGCAGCAGGCCGCCGAACAGCGTTGCGTGCGGCCTGCCGCGCGCGGGGTTGGTGTAGACGAGCTGCCGTGGCCGCGTCTGCTCCCACAGCGCCTGGTCGATGATGCGCAGCTCCGGCGCCTCGCGCACCAGCCACTCTGAGCGGGGGCGGTGCACCGGCGTGCGCTTGCCGGTGTCCGGGTCTTTCAGCCATTGCCGCCGATTCCAGATCACGCGGCCAATGTAGATCTCATTGTTCAACAGGCCGTCACCCATGCGGGCGCTGCCCACCAGCGCGCTGGCGGCCCAGCCGTTGCCGCGCGGGCTGGGCACGCCTTTGGCGTTGAGCGTGTAGACGATGGAGCGCAGCGTGGCGCCGGCGGCCACCTGCTCGAAGATCCAGCGCACGTGCCGCGCCTTGTCCTCATCGATGACGACGCGGTGGCCACCGCTCTCCGCCACGCTGGTGTAGCCGTATGTGCGGCCGCCGGCGCAGAAGCCGCGCTCGAACTGGCCGAGCAGGCCGCGATGGGTCTTCTTGCGCAGATCGTCAAGGTACAGCTCGTTGACCAGGCCGCGCGCGATCCGCAGCACCTTGCGGCCATCGGCCTGGGTGTCATAGCCGTCGGCGGTGCCGATGATTCGGATGCCGCGGTGTTCGAGCCGCTTGACCGTGCGTTCCTGCTCGGCCAGGTCGCGCGTGATCCGGTCCAGGCCTTCGACAATCAGCACGTCGAACCTGTCGGCCAGCGCATCGGCCAACAGCGCCTTGCCGCCGGCGCGCAGAGCCACCGGCGTCGCGCCGCTGATGCCTTCGTCCGCGTGCACGCCGACGATGCTCCAGCCCTCGCGCGCGGCGCGCTCACGCCCGACTCGGAGCTGGTCGGCGATGCTGTTCTGGCTCTGGTGGTCAGTGCTGTAGCGGGCGTAGAGGCAGACTCTCATGACGGGGCACCTGGTCCTGGATGAACTGCTGGACGAGCTGGCGCGCGATGAGCTGGATGAGTTGCGATCGCGCCCGCGCCCGTTCCGCTGGGTGATCAATGGTAGTCCCGCCGCCGCCGCGAGGTTCGAACGGTGGCGGGATGTTGGTCATTTACGCCGTCCTCCACACGCGCACGCCATCATCAACGATGCGCGTGGATAGCGTTTTGCCGGTGGCCTGCTTGTAAAAGCTCAGGTATTTCATGATTGCGTACTTGCCCTCCAGCTGCAGCAGGAACGAGTCACCGATCTCCATCTTGTCCAGCAGCGTCGGCCAGTTCACGGCCCGGCATTTGGCCGCCGGCATGCTGATGCCTTTGTCGATCTTGAGCGTGCCCACGTCGATCCAGAACGTAGTGCGCTGCTTGCGCTTTGTGGGCTGCTTTGGCGCCCACGGAAAGCCCGCGCCGGCGGCGGTGGTGGCGGGCTTGTGTGCGAATGGGCCCAGGCTGTAGATCAACTTGCCCGATTCCAGATCTTCAGTCCTTGCCAGCTCGCCGAGTTCGACGTAGCGGCCAAGCTTGGTGTGCACGCCGGCGCGCGGCACGTCGAACTTGGCCGAGATGATGTCGGCGTCCAGCGTTTCGTCGGGGTTGGCCTGCAGGAACTTGATGACTTTGTGCGCCAGCGAATCGACGCGCGGGGCGGCGGCTTTGTCGGCGGGTTTAGGCTTGCTCATGCTGGCGCCCCTTTACGCTTCAACGATGGTTTGAGCGTGACGACCGGCATCTGGGCGCGGTCGCCGCCCGTCCGGCAGGAACGGGCGGCGCTTCGTCGGTCGGCGCCGCAGGCGCCTGTTCATGGTCTTTGGTCTTGCCCCGGTTGGCCTTGCCTTGCGCGCGCGTTCCTTTGGCCTGCGCAGCGGGACGAGGGGTAGAAGCGCCTTTCGCAGGGGGCGCTTCCTGTTTTTCCGCCGCTTTGGCGGCGGCGCGCAGGTTGGCGATGGCGGTTTTCAATTCGTCTTTTTCGGCGGCCACGGCCTCGGCGGTGACGGCCTCCACGTCCACGCCCAGCACGCGGCCCGCGGCCTGGGTGTATGCCTCGCTGCCTTTCATGCCCAGGTCGTATTCATGGAACGACAACAGCCAGATCAACATGCCCGCATGCACGTCGTCATTGTTTGCGGCGTCGATGCGGGCCATCACGCGCGTGCGGAAGGCCAGCAGGGTTTCATCCTCCAGCGGCTCGATGCCGGCCACGCGGCGCATGTCGTCGGTGTTGGCGTGCTCCAGCGCCACCTTGAGCCACTCGCGCAGCAGCTCCACGCTGGTCAGCGCCGTGGCCGCCGCCGGGTCGCGCAGATCACGCGCCGCGCTCACCATCGAGGCTGCCAGCGCCTTGGTGGTGGCTTGCTGTTGCTTGTCTTCAGACTCCACACGCAGGCGCTTGATGCGGGCCTCCACGTCGATCTTGCCGGTGCTGTGTTTGAGTAGCCCGCGCTGCATCAGCAGCGCCTCGGCCTCGGCGGCGGGGATGGCCTCTATGAGTTCTTTGGTTCGCGGGTGCTCGATGAGCACGCAGTGCTGCGTGTTGCCTTCGAGCAGCGCGCGCAGGCTGTATTTGCGGCCACCTGCATCTGCGTCGACGAAGCGGGTGTCCAGCTTGGTGTAGCCCTTGATCTCGGAGCTGTAGGGGCTGATGATGTCTTTGGCCTCTTTGCCGTCGATCACGCGCATGCCCTTGGCCTCGGCCTGATCGCGCAGGCGCTGGCTGTGCGCTTCGGCCTTGCGGGCGTGGCAGGCGGGGTCGGTGCACAGGTCGGGACTGTTGACGTCGGCGAACAGGTCCGGCTCGGCGCCGGTGCGCTTTGGGCAGTCTTTGCAACTGCCGGCGCCTGGCGCCAGGCTGGCGTCGGTGATGTTGAAGGGGGCGTTCTCCAGCTTCAACATCACTGTCTGCTGGAGCCACACCTCGAAGTCGCGCACGCCCATGGCGATGTCGCCGTTGTAGTTCAGGCGCGTGGCCTGCTCCAGCGCCTTGGTTTGCAGCTTGGGGTCGGGGATGCGGGCGATGCGCAGCGCGCGGCTGGCGTCGATCTTGCCCTCGCGCAGCGCCTGCTGGCCGTCGGGCGCCAGGTCCAGCAGCTTGAGCCGGGCGTAGACGTAGCTGTGGCTCTTGCCCACCTTGGCAGCCAGCGCGCCCACGTCGGCGTGACCGAGCTGCATGAGGCGCTCGTACCCATCGGCCTCCTCCAGCGGGGTGATGTCCGCGCGCTGGAGGTTCTCAACTACCTGCGCTTCCAGCGCCTGTTCGTCGGTCATGTCGCGGATCAGCGCCGGAATGTGTCGCAACCCAGCAATACAACATGCGCGCAAGCGGCGCGCGCCCACCACCAGCTCGTAGGCCGGCAGCGGGTCCTTGGGGGAGCGTTTCCCCCAGGTGTCGGGCACGCGGTGGCCGGGCAGCGGGCGCAGCAGCACCGGCTGGTGCACGCCGCCGGCTTTGATGCTGTCTGCCAGCTCGCGCAGCTTGTCGGCGTCGAAATACTTGCGCGGGTTGGTGAGGCTCTCCTCGATGAGGTCGATGTCCACCATGCACATCTGCGGGCCGGCGGATGCGGCGGCGTGCAGATCGCGGGTGGCGGTGTCGTGGGGATCGGTGGCCATGGTTCAGCTCTCCTGGGGCTTGGTTGCGTGCGCGTCGGTGACGCGGCCATCGGGGTGGATCAGGCGCGCGCCCATGCGGCTGGGCAGCGCGTAGGCGGTGAGCGCGCCGGCGCGGTCGGCGTAGGGCGCAAGGTCGGCGCCGTCGTAGCTGGCGCGGGTGGTGGCGTTGATGATGAGGCCGTCGCGCGAGGCGGTGATTTTTTCGCGCAGGTTCCGGCGCGCGCGGTGGCCCAGGTCGTTGGGGTCGTAGGGCGCTTTGCGGGGCTTTGTCATGAGCAGTTCCGTTCCATCTTGTCGATGTCGACCATTGTCAAGAAGTCCCTGATGCTGTTGATCAGCACATAGACCGGCTCGCCGTCCTCCGCCACTTCGGCATCGGACAGTTCCAGCGGGACAACGGTCAGGCGCAACAGATCGGTGGCCGTGTCGAGCTGGCCACGTGTGCGCTGCAGTTCTGTGGGGGCGTTCATGCCGTCGCCTCCGGCGCCAGCTCGGCCTCGTGCACGCGCTTGTAGAGCGTGGCGTAATGGCGCGTGAACTGGTCGCGCCACTCCTCCCAGCTCGTGTGCGCGCGCTCGGGGCGCATCAGGTTCACCTCGGCGGGCAGGACCTCGCTGCCCGGTGTGTCCAGAATGACCCAGGGATGGTTGGTGTGCGGGTCCCACGCCAGCAGGTCGCGCCGCTCGGTGGCCAGGGCCACCAGGTCGATGTGTTTGATGGTTTCGCGGTACGCCGCGAAGGCGGCTTGCAGGCCGAACCAGCCGCGCAGCCGGCGGGCATGCTGGTGCTCGAACGTGGACCAGGCGCTGCCGAGCAGCCATTTGACGGGGCTGCTCACGTCGCCGGTGACGGCCTCGTGCGCATCGTGCATCAGGCAGCACAGTTGCGCGGCGGTGGGCAGGCCGGCTTCGGCGGCCAGGTCGGCGCACAGCAGGCTGTGTTCGGCCACGCTGTATGGGCGGCGCGTGGCGCCGGTGAATCGGTTGATGAGCGCCAGGTTGTGCGCCAGCGTGCCGATGCTGTAGACCGGCTCGGCGGCGTAGGTGAGCCACTGCTCGCCGCCGTCGGCCATGACGAGCCAGGTCATGATGCGGCTTCCTTCGTAATTTGAGATTCCGAAATGCGGTCTTGCACCCACTGGAGCACGGCGCTCTCGGGCCATCCTACGGTGCGGACATTTAGGCGTACCGGCTTCGGGAACGTGCCTGCGCGCATAAACTGGTAGATAGTTGACTTCTTGCACCCCGTTATTTCTTCAACTTCCGGCAGACGAATCAAGCGATCACGCGGAACAGTTGGGCGCAGTTGGTGGACCTCGTGCATCACTCGGCCCCTTTCTGTTTATTGATGAGCAGCGCATCGCGCTCGGCGGCTTCGTGCGCCAGCGCGTTGTAGGCCGCGCCGTCCACGTAGTCGTCGGCGTTGAACATGTCGTTGCGCTCGCTGCACGCGGCGCGGGCCAGCTTGAGCGTGGCCATGAAGCGCCAGCCCTGGACCTCGCTTAGGCTGGTGCCCTCCAGCGCGTTGAACGCGGCCACAGTGGCGGCCATGTTGCGTTCGGCGGGTGCGCGGTGGTCGCCGAGCGTGGTGTCGCGCATTGCGCCACGGCTAATGATGGTTTCGGCGGCGATGCGCAGCACCTCTGGCGCGTGCGTGGTCAGTCTGGCGGGGATGGCGTAGGGCTTGGGGATGGGGCGGGGGGCTTGGGACATAGTGATCCTTGGTTGGGGGAGGGGAGGGGGAAATCAGTCAGTCGTCGCGCTCGCCGGCGGCGCGGCGTTTGAAGTCCAGCGCCGCCGGGGCGGCGCTGTGTTTACGAGCCGTGTGCGGCGCGGGGGCGTGCGCGGCGTTCAGCCGCAGCAGCGTGCCGCGCAGCGGGTCGGCCAGCACCGCGTCCACATCGTCCGGCCAGCCGGCGCACAGCGGCAGGGCGCGGATGCGCGTGAGGGCGGCGCGCAGTTCGGCGGGCGTGGGGTTGGCAGGCATGGCGGCCTGTGCGTCAGCACCCGCCCCGGCTGGCCATGTGGCACGCGGCCACCAGCATGGCCTGGCTGGCGTGCCGGGCCGGCGCTTGGGCAAAGGCAGCGTTCATGGCGGCCTCGGCGCGGTCGATGTGGGCCTGCCGCCGCGCCTGCGCAATTGCGACGTTCATGTCGTCGGCAATGGCCTGATCGGTCTCCGTGTCGGTGGGCTGGCCGTCAAGCACGACGCCCAACACCAGCAGCAGCGCGGCGATGCCGCCGGCCTGTATGTAGGTTTGGATGAAGTTCACAGCGGCTCCTCTACATTGGGAGCTTCTGGCATCGCGTGCCATGCGATGGGCGGGTTGTTCCTGTAATAAGGGACGCTCCAGTCGCCGGGTCTGCCGACCAACTGAACCCAGCACGCTCCCCGAACTCGCGGGTACACGTGCCCGACGAATTCAATCTCGCGCTCGAATAGCAACGCGACTTCTGTCCCGTCTTTCGGCGCCGTCTCCATGGGCCGCCAGCCCAGGATCTTGATTGGCGTTCTCATTTCGCATCTCCCGTCACCTCGCCGGTGCGTGGGTCGATGCGGGGGACGCGGGCGTTTGTCTCCCAACGCCAGCACCATTCGATTGGATCGCCTTTACGATCAGGGTGCATAGCTGCTCGCTGCGCCCGCTCGGCTGAGAAGTGACTCGTTGCGTATTCACTCCACCTTGATCCGTTCCAGTAGCGCCAACAGTTGTGCACTCGCGCATTGCTCGCATTCCACCAGCCGACATGCGGCGGCGGGCCAGAGTGCCACTTGATGGGGTTGCGGTCGGTCATGACGTTGCTCCCCTCCTGCTAGGCTTCAATGTCTGCAGCGGCGTCGATCAGGCAGCGGGCCAACTCGCGCAGAGCTTCGGGCTCCATATGAGCTGCCATCGTCCCGATGCGCTCGAAACTGACCGGGTCAATGATGCTTGTTGTGATCGCGGCGGTTCGATCAGGCACTCGGCGAAAGACGGTCACGTGCGTGATGCACCCGTTCCCGAGCTGCCCGTTGTGGGACACCCAATTGCTGGCGCCATAGCGGCGCTGATCCTCAAATTCAGTTGAGGGCGGAATGTCCGGCGGGCGCGGCCAGTGGGTGAACGGCTGTTTCATGCCGGCCGCAGTTCCGGGCTGCGGGGTTGCGGGAGCGTTGGCTTGCATCGATGGTCTCCAAGTGGCGGGATGCCGCGTGGAGGCAATTATAGGCATTGCCTAGATTAAATCAAGGCAATGCCTAAAATTTGGCGAAATCAATGCAGCGCTAGATGATTGCGAGTGTTGTTGAGCCGCGAAAGCGGCTTCAAATGGTGACGGTTGGATGCTCAGCCGAATTCAGGATCTGCATGAATTCCGCTTCATAGATGATGCGGATCTGCTGCCCCTTGGCGGCCAGTTCTTCGGCCTTCAACTGGCTGGTGCTCTTGCCTTTGAGGCCGACGGCGGCCAGATTGGTCTGGCCCACGATGAGCATGGTCGTTTTGCGCGTGACCGAATCGGCCACCGTGCATCCGAGTGCCGCCACGCGGCGCCAGGCCGCGCCGCGTGCAATCGACAGCTCGCCGGTGAACACCGCCACCTGACCAAGCAATGGTCCGCTGTCTGCGGCCATCGGTTTGACTTTGGGCGAAGCGATGCGACGCTGGGCCATGCGCGGAGACTGCTTGACGAGTTCCAGCCAATCGGATGGGCTGGTGCCTGACACTTTCAGCGCATGCATGAACACGGCGGCAGCCGCGTGGGCGTCGAACATGGCGTCATGATGCCGTTCCAGCGTGACGCCCAGCTTGATGCACATCTTGTGCAGTGCCCAGCCGTCGGCAAGCATCTCGGGTGGCCAGACGCGGCGCACCACCAGCGTCAAATCAAGCCAACGAGCTGCGGCATTTCCAAATTCAAGGGCGTAGCGGTCGCTCGCCTGCTGCAGGGCCTGCATGTCGAAAGGGCCATAGCTGGCGACCAGGGCGCCATCGATGCGGCTGCGCAGGTCGTTCCACACGTCCGGCAGCAGAGGCGCAAGACTGACACCGCCGGCGTCGATGCCGTGCAGACGGGTGTTCAACTCGCGAAATTCGGTTTCCGGGTTGACATAGGTTTCCCACTCATCCACCAGCTCGCCACGGCCATGTTCGTAGTCGTAGACGGCCACGCCGATCTGGCAGATGGAGCTGTAGGCCTCGTTGGCCGTTTCAACGTCGATCACGGCAAATCGCATTGATCTTGCTCCATCGTAGTGTTCAAGATCAACCGCAGATCGTCCGTAAACGTGACCGTGGTGCCGTGTCGCGCGCATGTGATGAGGACGTTCTCATCTGTGTCGATGTGCAGCGGATCTCCACGCAATCCTTGCCACATGGCGAGGTATTGGAGAGAACCGTATTTGCGCCCGGATACGAGGCGTTTGCGCAAGCCGCCCGTCCAGACCAATGGCGGCAGTTCGCCGCGCAACGCGGCGGCGGCCAGTTCGGGCTGTTCTTGCGCCATCTCGCGCCCACGCGCCCAGGCCAGCAGCAGGCCCTCATCGCCGCGCTCGAAGCGCTCTTCCCATGTGATGAGATTGGGCAGTGGCGCTTCGGTGGCATGGTTCAAAATCACGATCGCTCTCCAGCTGTATCTCGTGTTCGCGCCGCGAAAGGTACACGTCAAGGATGGCGTCCATTTCGTCAACCATGGCCTCTGCTCGTTTAAGTCCAAGCGACGCCTCAAGGCGGACCAGGCGACTAGGAGTAACGCGCTTAAATGGCCAATTGCTGTGTTGTCCCGCCGAGTCGTTCAGCGCGAACCTTCCTGCTTCGAAACTCTCCTCGACATGCGGATAGAGGACGTTGTTGTTCTTGATGTCGAACCACCATTCCAGCGGACGGCCAGACCAATCGACCAGCTGCTGGTACTGATTCTTCCCGATCCGACCGTGGTCGATCCAGTCGTAGACCGATGGCGGCTTGACGCCGAACACGCTGGCCAGCGCGGCATATTCCCCAGGGATGCCCTTCTCCAACATGATCATGTTGATCTTGATTCCGATGGGGTTGCTGGTCTCTCGGACCTTGGCGGGCTTAGGCATAGCCTAACTATCGACTCGATTGGTGTTTAGAGGCAATGCCTTGAGCATTTCTAGGCATTGCCTTAGAATGCCGGCATGAATGCGATCAATCGTGCTTGTGAGGCTGTAGGCGGCGTGTCTCGAATGGCAAGGCTGCTGAACGTCAAAGTTCCCACGGTGAGCCAGTGGGTAAAGAGGATCAGGCCCGTGCCGCCAATGCGCTGCCCGGCCATTGAACGGCTGACGTGCGGCGCCGTTACGTGCATGGACCTGCGGCCTGACGACTGGCATCTGTTCTGGCCTGATCGGGCCGCCCAGGAACCTGCCGCCATTGCAAACGCCCAAGACGCCAATGCGTGAGGGTCGCGCTGTCAAATGTCCGCGCGCACCCTCGCCCCTTCCCACCCGCCGCGTCAACGGCCATGCCGTCGGGGCGCCACCTCCTCGCCCCAAGGGGTTGAACCGCGCGCACTCATCGAGCGCGCGGCGTTTGGCGTGGCCGCGCGGCGGGTGGGTTTCTTTCAACCAGGTCATGGCGCCAATGGTCGTTTTTTTTCGGCTGCCAAGGTCCTCAACTGCTCTCAACAAAGTTGAGGGGATCGCATGAACCAGCTTTCTTTTCCCCCTGACGTGCGCCCCGCCGAGGTTGCGCGCAAGCAGTCGCTGGGCGGCGCCATCGAGCTGTGTGCCGAGCTGGGCGGCTACGCGCTGGACAAGGCGCTGCAGCAGGAACTGGGCGTAGACAAGGCGCAGTTCAGCCGCTGGCAGGCCGGCACTGAGGGCGTGCTCTGGCCCAAGTTCCAGGCATTGATGGACACGTGTGGCAACGATGTGCCGGTGCTGTGGATGCTGCACCAGCGCGGCTGGGATCTGAACAGCCTGCGCAAGCGCGAGTCCGAGACGGAGCGGGCACTGCGCGAGGCGCGCGATGAGATTGCGGCCCTGCGCCGCGTGATTGGGAGGGCTTCGTGATGGACACCAAACCCAGCACCTCAAAGCAGCTCGGCGTGGCCATCCTCAACGCCCTGGGCATCGACACCAAGCGCGTCCTCAGCCTGACCCTGGATTGCACGGGCCACGAGCCGGCCATGCTGACCTTGCGGCTGTACGTGCCGCCGTCTCTCGCCGACGGCGTGGCCGAGGAATTGAAGCGTTTCGAACTGGTGCCCATCGATGCCCAAGAGCCGCCAGCCGCTGCCTGACATCAACTTCCGCGCCCTGGCCGATGCGCTTCTGGCGCGCGCCGAGGTGCTGGTGCCGCTATGGCTTCCGGGCGGCCACTTGTCGGGGCATGAATACAAGTGCGCCGATCTCATCGGCGGCAAGGGCGCGAGCTGTTCCGTCAACCTGAAAGAGGGCAAGTGGGGCGACTTCGCCACCGGCGAGACCGGCGGCGACCTCATCAGCCTGTACGCTGCCATACACGGCCTGGATCATGGCAAGGCTGCGGTGCAAGTGGCGCGCGACGAGGGCCTGGAGGACGTTGCCGGCGTGCAGCGCGACCCGCGCCACCAGCGCGCCGCGCCGCCGCCGCCCGCCACGCCGATGGCGAGCCAGCCGCGCAAGCGCGACGACGCCGAGGGCTGGCAGCCACTGCTTGACGTGCCCGCCGACGGGCCGGCGCCCACCTTCCACCACTGGCACCGCCGCCCGCAGGACATCACGCACAAAGCGGCCTACCGGCTCGATGGCAAGCTGCTGGGCTATGTGGTGCGCTTTGCGACCAGCGACGGCGGAAAGGACGTGCTGCCCTACACCTGGTGCCGCAGCGACCGCGACGGCGGCATGGCCTGGAAGTGGAAGCAATGGTCCGAGCCGCGCCCGCTGTACCTGCCCGGCGGCGCCGCGCCGGGCGAGCGCACGGTGGTGCTGGTGGAGGGCGAGAAAAAGGCCGACACGCTGCACGCGCTGCTGGAAGCGGCCTCGCCGGGCGTGTACTGCGTGGCCAGTTGGCCAGGCGGCTGCAAGGCCTGGAACAAGGCGCTGTGGGAGTGGCTGGCCGGCTCGCACGTGCTGCTCTGGCCGGACTGCGACGCCAAGCGCGTGCAGCTCACGCCGACCGAGCGCAAGGCGGTGCTGGCCAAGCCGCCGCTGGCCAAGGACGCCGACGAGCCGGCGCGCGAGGCCGCCGAGCAGGCGCGCAAGTCGGCGCTGGATGAAGCGCAAGCGGCCAAGCCCTTGCTGCCGCCCGAGCGGCAGCCGGGCATGGCGGCGATGCTGGGCATTGGCCGGCATCTGGTGGACGCACACAGCTGCACGGTGCTGCTGCTGCCCATCCCCGCGTCGGGCTTGGTGAAGGACGGCTGGGACTGCGGCGACGCCATCGAGGCCGACGGCTGGGACGCCGCGCGCGTGCTGGCCTTTTTCGTCCAGGCCCAACCCCTGCCGCCGCCGGTGCTGAGCGGCGCGGCGGACGGGGCGGCGAAGGGCAAAAAAATCGAGCGCCCCGTTGACACTGAAGCCGGCGGCTCTGCCGGTGCTGATGGCGGCGGCGGGGCCGAATTGTCGGGGCCGCACGACACGCCGAGGTGGTTGCAGCCGTATTGGGACAGCGCGAAAAAGCGCTGGAACGTCAGCCGAAAATTGGTGATCCGGGCGCTGAATGAGGATCCGCTGCTGGCTGGTGTGCTGGGCATGAATGAGCTGAGCGGCGACGTCGATGCGCGGCGTGAATGGCCCTGGATGCACGGCCACGCCGGGCCGATCGACGACAACACCGATCTGGCGCTGGGCCTGTACCTGTCCGACACCTACGGCCTGCCCAGCATCAGCCGCGCCGCGTTGATGGAGGCCATTCAAACCGTGGCCGCGCGCCAGCGGTTCCACCCGGTGCGTGAGTACCTGCGGCGCCTCGAATGGGACGGCACGTCGCGCGTTGACAAATGGCTGATCCACATCTTGGGCCATACGCCGACAACGCTCAGTCCGGCCATGTTCGAATACCTCACGCTGGTGGGCAGGTTCTGGCTACTAGGCATGGTAAACCGCGTGATGGAGCCGGGCTGCAAATTCGATTACTGCCCCGTGTTGGAGGGCCCAACGGGTCAGCGTAAATCAACGTTGCCCGAGGTGCTGGCCAGCAAAGAATGGTTCAGCGACACCCACTTTGATGTCAGCAAGGGAAAGGAAGGGCAGGAGCAGGTCAAGGGATTGTGGATGTACGAGATCTCCGAACTGGCGGGATTCAGCAGGACCGACATTCGGCTCATCAAGTCGTTTATCAGCGCCAAAGTGGACCGCTTCCGCCCAGCCTACGCGCGCGTGCTGGGGCGGTTCCCGCGCCAGTGCGTGATGGTGGGCACGACCAATGAGCGCAGCTATTTGCGCGACCGCACCGGCAACCGGCGCTTCTGGCCCGTGCCGGTGCGCCAGATCATCGACACCGACTGGGTGGCGCGCTGGCGCGATCAACTGTTCGCCGAAGCATTCGTGTTGTACCAGGAGGGCGCGACCTTCGCGCCATCTCCGATGGACGAAGAGCGGCTGTTCAGGCCGATGCAAGAAAGCCGGCTAATCGATTCCGCCGTGCAGACCGAGCTGACGCGCCTGCTCACCCGCGAGCCGACGGGCAGCGAGATGGGCATGCTGCTCAACCAGAACACGACGTTCGTGACCATGAGCGACCTGGTGCGCGGGCTGGGCGCCGACGTGGCCAAGAGCAACACGGCCCTCGAGGCCGAGGTGCGCAGCTGGATGGATCACGAAGGTTGGGACTACACGCGCCGGCGCGTGAACGGCGCGCGCACCATGGGCTATCTGCGGCCCAAGGGCTGGCCGCCCAACGATGGCGACGACGAAGCGCCCATGGATGCGCCCGTGTCGCCACCGCCCAAAGACCCGCCCGCCGGCAGCGCCGGCGCGGCGGAACCATCAACCGAGCAACACGGAGACGCCGACGATGCGCCGTTCTGACCGATGGGTCACGGCGCGCGAATCGCGCCGTGCCGCAGACCGCACCAGACGCAAGATGGGCAGTGCGGGTCACGAAGTGAGGGGCGTGCCGCGAGCGCGGCGCGCCCGCTGTGGCGCGAACGCGGGGACGCTGGCGGAGACGGCCATGTAACCCCGATTGCTGTCCACGTGTCCACGGTGTCCACGCTCTTTGTATCGAGTGTATGGGATGCCTCTGTTGGCCTCTGCTGCCGGGTCGAGCCGCTGCATTGTCCGGCGTCTTTGTGGGCAGTGGGCGAATTCTCAATGGGCGCAGGCGCAGGCGGGGGCAGGGGCGCACACGTGTGCGCTCGCGCGGGCGGGCACGACTTACGTTTTACCTCTTATGAATAGGATGGACAGAATGGACAGCAGGACAGCAGCAGCCGATCCAGTGCAAGCGGGGTTGGCGCGGATCAAGGCCGACATGCCCCGCACTTACGCCGACATCCAGGCGCAGGCCGCCGGGCCGCGTGGCCGCGCCACGTTCGCCCTGGTGCGGCGGGCGTTGAAGGGCGAGCCCAATTGCTTCTACGCCGCCGAGGGCGGGCACGTGGTGGGCACGCCGTTCGATCTGGCGCTCACCGCCGACGTGGCCGCGCAGGTGGTGCAGTTCGGAGCCGGGTTCATCGTGATGTGGCCGCTGGTGGCCGAGGAGGCGTGCCATGCGTAACGATGAGCCGGACGTGTTCCACGTCGATCCGCGCCATGACGCGGTGCACGCCGCGCTGTTGAACTGGGCCGCTTGGGCGCAGGCGAGGCCGGCGCGCATGTACACGCGCTCGCCGCTTTGGAAGCTGGCGCGGGTGGGCTTCCGGCAGGCCAGCGCGCCGGTGCGCAATGTGACCGATGACCTGGCTGCTGCGCGCATTGAGAAGATCGTGGCCGGGCTGCCGGCGCTGCACCGCGACGCGCTGAGGTGGTGGTACGTGTGGCAGTTTCCAGTCAATGAGTTCATTCGAAGGTACGGCCTGACGCGCGTGAAGTTGTTGCAGGTTTGCAGCGCCGCGCGCGACATGGTTGCCAATCTGAATTGATCGGATGTATACTCGCTCCCGGCTGAGCGCATACGCATAAGAGCCCCTTCCTTGCGGGGGTGCAGATGCGCCAAGACGGACCAGATCGGGCCGCCACTCGCAAGGGTGGCGGCCTTTCCATTTGGTCAATGCCGCAATCCCTGCCCCGCCCCTGCACCTACCCCGGGTGTTCCGCCCTGGTGCGGGATGGCGCGCGCTGTGAGCGCCACAAGGTGTACGCCGGCAGCTTCGCCGACAGCCGGCGCGGCAGCCGCCATGAGCGCGGCTATGGCGCGGCATGGGACAAGTTGCGGCGCCAGATCCTCGAGCGCGACAACTACCTGTGCCAGCCCAGCCTGCGCGCTGGCCGCGTGGTGCAGGCCACGCAGGTCGATCACATCGTCAACAAAGCCGAGTGGCTGCGGGTGCACGGCACGCTCGCCGGTGTTGACGATCCGGCCAACCTGCAAGCAATCTGCGAAGCTGAACATCGCAAAAAGACTCAGCTCGAGTCGAACAGGGGCAGGGGGGGGGGCAGGGGTGGTTAAAAAGTTCAGCGCCCCTCGCCAAAGTACCGCGCCCCAAGATCAATTTTTTTGCGCGGTAGTTTGGGGTGGGGGGGTAGGCCTCGGAGGGGATGCGTGATGGGCGCGCGCGGGCCGAAACCTCTGCCGTCGAACGTGCACCGGCTGCGGGGCAACCCGAGCAAACTGCCTTCGGCGCAGTTGATGGACGACTTGCAGCCGGAGATCGAAGTCCCTGGTTGCCCGCCGCACCTGCTGCCCGAGGCGCGCAAGGAGTGGAAGCGCATCACGCCGGAGCTGGAACGCTACGGCCTGATCAGCAAGCTCGATCGCGGCGCCCTGTCGCTGTACTGCCAGGCCTGGGCGCGCTGGGTGTGGGCCGAGCGGCAGTTGCAGCGCTCGATGGCGCGAGCCGACGAGCTGCGCGACGAGGCCGAAGCCAAGGGCGAGATCTACGCCGGCGGCGACGGCTGCACCGTTGCCACGCCCAACGGGCACATGACGTACTCGCCGCATTGGGTCATCGCCAACAAAGCCATGGATCAGGTCAACAAGTTCCTAGCGGACTTCGGCATGAGCCCGTCGGCTCGTGGCCGCGTGAGTCCCAGCAACCTGCTGCAGCGCGCCCTGTTCGACGAGGAAGACAAAACCCCGCGCGGCTTCGCCGCCATCTGACCGCCATGAAAGACTACGCCGCCATCGCGCATCAATATAAGAGGGATGTGATCGCCGGCACCGTGCCCTCGTGCAAGTGGGTGCGGCTGGCCTGCGAGCGGCACGAGCGCGACATGGCGCGCGCCGGCAGCGAGGCCTTTCCCTGGGTTTTCAACCCGCCACTGCCCGACACGTACACCAATGGCAAGACTTACTGGCCCGTGACGCGCATTTGCGGCTTCGCCGAGCTGATGCCGCACATCAAGGGCGACTGGGCGGCGCGCGGCGAGACCATCGTGCTCGAGCCTTGGCAGGTGTTCATCCTGGCCAGCATCTTCGGCTGGGTGCACCCGGGCACGGGCCGGCGCCGCTTCAACAAGGCCGACGTGTTCGTGCCGCGCAAGAACGCCAAGTCCACGCTGGCCGCCGTCATTGGCCTGTACATGCTCGCGTTCGATGGTGAATACGGCGCCGAGGTGTACAGCGGCGCCACGTCGCGCGACCAGGCGCAAGAGGTGTTCCGCCCGGCGCGCTTGATGGCGATGTCCAATCAGGAATACCGGGCCAAGTTCGGCGTGATCCCGAACATCTCCAATCTGGCCGTCATCGACACGAACAGTAAGTTCGAGACGGTCATCGGAAAGCCTGGCGACGGCGCCTCTCCGAGCTGCGCCATCATCGACGAGTACCACGAGCACGACACCTCCGAGCAGTACGACACCATGTGGACCGGCATGGGCGCGCGCTCGCAGCCGCTGCAGCTCATGATCACCACCTCGGGCAGCGACATCGGCGGTCCGTGCTACGCCCATCAGCATGAGCTGGAGAAGGTGCTGGAAGGCGCGGTCATCGACGAACGGCGCTTCGGCATGATCTACACCATCGACGTCGGCGACGACTGGACCCAGCGCGCGGCGCTGTTCAAGGCCAACCCCGGCCTGGGCGTGAGCATCGACATCGACAAGCTGGTGGCCGACCAGGCCGCCGCCGTGCAGGACCCGCGCAAGCAGGCCGTGTTCAAGACCAAGCACCTGAACATCTGGGTCAACGCCGCCAGCCCGTGGATCAACCTGGAGCGCCTCACGCGCGCCGGCGATCGCGCGCTGCGCATCGAAGACTTCCGCGGCGAGTCCTGCTGGATCGGCCTGGACCTCGCCAGCAAGCAGGACATCGCCAGCGCCTGCTGGCTGTTCCGGCGCGAGATCGACGAGGAGTGGCACTACTACATGTTCACTCGCAACTGGCTGCCGTCGGCCACCGTCGAGCGGCCCGAAAACCAGCACTACCAGTCCTACGTTACGCAGGGCCTGCTGGTCTCAACGCCGGGCAACATGATCAACCTGCGCCAGATCATGCAGGACGTGCAGGCCAGCGCCGATCATTACGTCATCGAGGAGATCGCCATCGACGCCTGGGGCTCTCGCGAGATCGCGCCCACGTTGCAGGAAGACGGCTTCACCGTTATCGACGTGCCGCAGATCGTGCGCCACCTGAGCGAGCCCATGAAGCAGATCGCCGCGCTCATCGATGCCGGCCGCTTTCACCACGATGGAAACGAGGCCGTGATCTGGATGTTCAGCAACGTCGGCGTCAAGCCCGACCGAAACGACAACATTTTTCCGCGTAAAGACGGCGACCGCGCCGAGAAGAAGATCGACGCCGCCCTGGCCACCATCCTGGCCATGGGCCGCGCCATGCTCAACACCGACGGCGCGGCCTCGCTGGACGACTTCCTGGCTGACCCGGTGATCGGATGATGCCGCGCACCTCAACCCCCCGCGTGGGCCGCATCAAGGCGGCGCTGCAAAGCTGGCTCGGCGTGCCCGTGGGACTGAACGACGAAGCGTTCTGGCACGACCGATTTGGCGTCAACGCCGCCGGCGTGCAGGTCACGCCGCAGACCATGCTCACCATCTCCGCCGTGTGGGCCTGCGCGCGCCTCATTTCGGAAACCATCGCCACCCTGCCGCTATCAATTTACGAGCGCACCAGCGGCGGACGCCGCCCGGCGCCGCAGCACCCGCTGCACTACATCCTGCACGACCAGCCCAACGCCGACAGCACCGCCGCCGTGTACTGGGAGGCCGTCATCGCGGCCATGCTGCTGCGCGGCAATGCGCGCAGCGAGAAGCTGCTGGTCGGCGGGCGCCTGGTCGGCCTGCGCTTCCTCTGCCCCGACCGGCTGTACATCAGCCGAGGCCTGAACGGGTTGCGCGAGTACCGCTACACCGAAATCACCGGTTTGCAGCGCCAGATCCCGCCGGAGCTGATCTGGAACGTGCCCGGCTTCACGCTCGACGGCAAAGAGGGCCTGTCCGTCGTCGCCCACGGCGCGCGCGTGTTCGGCGCCGCGCTGGCCGCCGACACGGCCGCAGCCAACACGTTTGAGAAAGGGCTGATTCCCACTACCGCTTGGAAATATCCAACTGTCTTGAAAAAAGAGCAGCGTGAAGAAGCGCGCGCGGCCATCAAGAAGATCTCCGGCGCCGTCAATGCCGGCGACCCCGCCATCCTCGAAGCCGGCGTAGACGCGGTCAGCATCGGCATCAACCACCGCGATGCGCAGATGATCGAATCCCGCGGCTTCGGCGTCGAGGAAATCTGCCGCTGGTTCCGTGTGCCGCCCTTCATGGTCGGCCACGCCGAGAAGTCCACCAGTTGGGGCACCGGCATCGAGCAGCAGATGATCGGCTTCCTCACGTTCACCCTCGCGCCCTGGCTTCGGCGCATCGAGCAGGCCATCGCCAAGGACCTGCTCACGCCCGCCGAGCGACTGCGCTTCTACGCCAAGTTCTCCGTCGAGGGCCTGCTGCGCGCCGACAGCGCCGCGCGCGCCGCGTTTTACGCCGCCATGGTCAACAACGGCATCTACACCCGCGATAACGTGCGCGCCAAGGAAGACCTGGAACCCATGGGCGGCAACGCCGCCGTGCTCACCGTGCAGGCGGCCATGGTGCCGCTGGACAGCATCGGCGGCCAATCCATCACCACCGCGCAGCAGGCCCAGGCCGCGCTGCGCACCTGGCTCAGCGAGCCATAGGAGCCATCCATGAGCATCAAGAACCTGCCGGGCGCCCCCGCCGGCCGCCCGGGCGCCGCCGTGCGCAGCGACATCCTGCCGCGCGCGCTCGACCGCTGGGCCCCCGGCGTGCGCGCCGCCGCCGACGAAGACCGCAGCATCGGCATCTACGACGTCATCGGCTACGACTACTGGACCGGCGACGGCGTCACCGCCAAGCGCATCGCCGGCGCGTTGCGCTCGCTCGGCAAGGGCCCCGTCACCGTCAACATCAACTCGCCTGGCGGCGACATGTTCGAGGGGCTGGCCATCTACAACCTGCTGCGCGAGCACGATGGCGAGGTCACCGTCAAAGTCATGGGCCTGGCCGCCAGCGCCGCGTCCATCATCACCATGGCAGGCGACAAGGTGCAGATCGCCCGCGCGGGCTTCCTCATGATCCACAACGCGTGGGTCATCGCCGCCGGCAACCGTAACGATCTGCGCGAGATCGCCGACGCCCTGGAGCCGTTCGACGCCGCCATGGCCGACATCTATGCCGCTCGCACCGGCGCCGAGATCAAGGCCATGTCGAAATTGATGGACGCCGAATCGTGGATCGGCGGCAGCGCCGCCGTGGACCAGGGCTTTGCCGACGAACTGCTGCCCTCCGACCAGGTCGGCAACAGCAAGAGCACGCAAGCCCACGCATCCGCCGTGCGCCGGCTCGAGGCCGCGCTGCGCGCCAGCGGCATGCCCAAGAGCGAGGCCATGCGCCTGATTTCCGAACTCAAGTCCGGCGCGGGCGATCCCGCCGGCAGCGGTGAGGGCGATCCCACCGAACGCGTGCGCACCAGCGCCGCATTGCAGTCCATCGCGGCCCGCGCCGCGGCACTCACCACCATCCTTTGAAAGGGCACACCATGCCGCAAACCACCGAAGAGATCCTCGAGCAAGTCACCGCCAGCCTTGACAAGCTCGACAGCCAGCTCAAGGCCCACGCCGAAAAAGCCGAGCGGGAATACAAGTCCGCCGGCAAGCTCAGCGAAGAAAGCCGCGCCGCCATCGACAAGCTGCTCACCCAGCAAGGCGAGCTGTTGGCCCGCCAGGCCGCCGCCGAGCAGGAGCTCGCCAAGATCAAGACCCAGGGCGCCGGCGGCCCCGAGCGGCCCCGCAGCATGGGCGAGCAGATCACCGCCAGCGAGGAATTCCGCACCTGGTCGCAGCGCCCCAGCGGCAGCTTCCGCATGAACGTGCAGGCGGCGGTCACCAGCGACGCCGGCTCTGCCGGCAGCCTCATCGAGCCGCAGCGCATTCCCGGCATCGTCACGCCGGGCCTGCGGCGGCTGACCATCCGCGACCTCATCAACTGGGGACGCACCACTTCGAACAGCTTGGAATTCGTGCGTGAAAAGCTGTTCACCAACAGCGCCGCGCCCGTGGCCGAAGGCGCGCTCAAGCCCGAGTCGAACCTTACGTTTGACCTGGCCAGCGCGCCCGTGGCCACCGTGGCGCACTGGATTCCGGCTTCGCGCAACGTGCTGGCCGACGCGCCGGTGCTGCAGGGCTACATCGACGGCCGCATGCGCTACGGCCTCAAGCTGATCGAGGAGGCGCAACTGCTCAAAGGCAGCGGCCTGGGCCTGAACATCAGCGGCATTTACACCCAGGCCAGCGCCTACGCCAACCCCGGCGTGCTGGTGCAGGCCGAAACCCGCATCGACCGCCTGCGCCTTGCGCTGCTGCAGGTGGAACTGTCGGAGTACTACGCCGATGGCATTGTCATCAGCCCCATCGACTGGGCCGCCATCGAGCTGACAAAGACGGCCGAGAACGCCTACCTGTTCGCCAATCCCCGCACCCAGAACCTGCCCGGCCTGTGGGGCCGCAACGTCGTGCCCACGCAGGCCATGGCGCCGGGCGAGTTCCTGGTCGGCGCGTTCGGCGGCGGCCTGGCCGTGCAGGGCTGGGACCGCGAGGACGTGAGCGTGCAGATCGCATTCGAGGATCGCGACAACTTCGTGAAGAACATGGTCACGATCCTGTGTGAAGAGCGCCTGGCCCTCACCGTCTACCGGCCCAGCGCCTTCGTCAAGGGCGACATGTCCGACCTCGACGTTGAGCCGGAGGAGTGATCGAACCATGAGCCACGTCACGCTCAAGGCGGCCAAGGCGCACCTGCGCGTCACGCACCGTGATGAGGATCGCCTCATCCAGGGCTGCATCGACGCCGCCGAGAGCTATGCCGCCAGCTTCATGGGCCGCACCTCCATTGCCGGCCTGCAAGCGTGCCCGTGGCTCGTGTCCAGCAACTGTTCGGCGGCGGAGTGCGGCGAGCCGTCGCCGCCGCCGTCCGATGAAGTGCCGCCCGCCGTCACGCAGGCCATCCTGCTGCTGGTGGGCGATTTCTACAGCCTGCGCGAAGCCAGCAGCGCGCAGCCCGTCAACGCCAACCCCGCGGTGCGCGCCCTGCTGCACATGCACCGCGTGGGCCTGGGCGTGTAGCCATGCCCTGCGCTGGCTGCGCCGCGCGGCGCGCATGGATCGAAAAATGGACCAGGATCGCATATGAACGAGCACAAGCCGTGCTGCTGCGCCACACCGCAGCCGGAGCAGAACATGCAGCAGTTGATCGGCAGCATCGCCCAACTGGTGCAGACCCAAATGGCCCTCACGGCGGCCATCAGCCAACTGGCGGCCGCCGTGGCTGACTCTTTCGAAGAGATGATCGACCTCACCGACATCGACGCGCCGAAGCGCCAGAGCGCCACCTACTTGAACGGAAAGCCGCGATGATCGCCGCCGGCCGCCTGCGCCACCGCATCACCATCCAGCGCGCCGAACCCGCGCGCGACGCGCACAGCGGCGCCGCGCTGCCGCGCTGGAAAGACGTGGCCCGGCACCTGCCCGCCGCCGTCGAGCCGCTGAGCGCGCGCGAATTCATCGCCGCCCAGGCCGAGCAGTCCAAGGTGTCGGCCCGCATCATCATCCGTCATCGAAACGACGTGGACGCGCGCTGCCGCATCCTGCACGACGGGCGCATCTACAACATCGAGGGCGTGCTGGCCGATCCGCGCAGCGGGCTCGAACACATCACGCTGGCGTGCAGCCAGGGGGTCAACCATGGCTGACGTGCAGTTCAACCTCACCGGCCTGGACGCCGTCACCGCCCGCCTGCGCGCGCTGCCGGTGGAACTGCGCGGCAAGGCCGGGCGCTCGGCGCTCGGCAGGGCCGCCGCGCTGGTGCGCCGCGCCGCCAAGGCCAACGCGCTGGGCGTGGACGACCCCAGCACGGGCCGCCGCATTGCCGACAATGTGGTGCAGCGCTTCCGCTCGCGCCACTTCAAGCAGACCGGGGACCTGATGATCTCCGTCGGCGTGGGCACCGAGCGCGGGCGCATCCCCAAGGGCAACCCCGACACCGGCCCCAAGGGCAACACGCCGCACTGGCATCTGGTCGAGCTGGGCACCGAGCGCATGCGCGCCGAGCCGTTCCTGCGCCCCGCGCTGGAGGCCAACATCGACGCCGCCACGGCAACTTTCGGGCGCGAGCTGGACAAGTCCATCGACCGCATCATGAGCAAGCTCAAATGACGCCGCCCATCTTCGATGTCGTCAGCCAATCCGCGCGCGTGCGTGAGCTGCTGGGCAGCCCGGTGCGCCTGTATCCGGCGGGCCAGAACACCGATGCGCCCGTCGTGTACCCCTACGCCGTTTGGCAGCTCATTGGCGGCGCGCCCGTGAGCTACCTGGCGGGCCGGCCCGATGCCGACAGCTACACCCTGCAGGTCGACGTTTACTGCGACGACAAGCCCAACACCAACGGCCTCGCACGCGTGCGCGACGCCGCCGCCGCGTTGCGCGACGCCATCGAGTTGAGCTGCTACGTCACCTCCTGGCGCGGAGAGAGCCGCGATGCTGAAACCAAGTCGTTTCGAATCAGTTTCGACGTGGACTGGATCGTGCCGAGGAACTGAACATCTCCCCTCCCCCCTGGATGGGGAGGGGCCGGGGGAGAAGGGGCTGCGCCCCATTCCTCAAGAAGTTTTGCAACCACCGCCCGAGGGCGGTTTTTTTACAACCGAAAGGAAACCGCCATGAGCATCCTGAGCCAGGGCACCCAAGTCTACGTGCTGGTGCCCAGCGCAGCCAACCCTGCGCAATTTGAAGTGCTGGAGGTCGATTGCCCGACCTCGTTCGACCCCGGCGCCGACTCCGACGATCAGATCGAGGACACCTGCCTGACCGAGCGTTTCGCGCGCAGCTACCGGCCCGGCCTCATCACGCCGGCCGAGGCCACGCTCACCATCAACGCCGACCCCACCGTGGCCTCCCACGTGCGCCTGTACCAGCTCTACGAACAGCGGCCCAGCCCCAAGCTGGCGTTCGCGGTCGGCTGGTCGGACGGCTTCGACGTGGCGCCCACCGTGGCCGCCGCCCCCGCCGCGCCCGACTTCGTGCTGCCGCAAACGCGCACCTGGTACATGTTCGAGGGCTACATCAGCGTCTATCCCTTCTCGTTCGAGCAGAACAGCGTGGTGAGCAGCGCCATCACCATCCGCCGATCTGGCAAAGGCACCTGGATCCAGAAGACGCCATGAGACTCGACGAACTGAAATCCCTCGGCGGCTTCGTTGACGCCGAGCCGGTCAAGAAGCGTATCGAATGGCGCGGCCCCAACGGCCAGCAGCACGCCGGCGACGTGTTCGTGGTGCGCCAACCGTTTGGCGTCGTTGAGCGTGCCGTGATGTCCAACGACAAGGACCGCAGCCAGGGCGCGCGGCTCATCAGCCTGTGCATCCGGCTGGGCGACAACGCCGATGAGCAGCTCAACTACGAACAGGCCTACAACCTCACGCCCGCGCTGGCCTGGGCCTTTGTGGGAGCCATCAACGATGTCAACGACCCAAAGAGCTGACGCCCGCAGACGAGGTCTGGCACGAGCTTGTGCTGGCCGGCGTGGGCGGGCGCACCGTGGCCGAGGCGAAGCAGCGCATGAGCTGGAACGAGTTCCAGGTCTGGCTAAAGTACCGCGCCTCCCACGGCCCGCTGCACACGCAGCATCACCTGGAGCGCGGCTTCGGCCTGGTGGCGTACCTCATCGCCAGCAGCATCCCGCGCAAGCCTGGAACGCGCGCGCCGCGCTTCGAGGATTTCATGCCCAAGAGCAAAGAGGCTACGGATGGGCCGATCGATCTGGCCACGGCGATGCGGACGTGGCGGTGAAGGTCTAAGATGACCGGATTCTGAAAGGAATCAAAATGCGCTTCGCTATCATTTTAATAGCTTTCATCATCGCCGGATGCGCTTCCCCTGGTCCGAGGTGGCAAGTCACTGAATCGCAGGACCGCTTCACCGACAAGGTCACGACCATGGTGACCATCGGCGATTTCAGCACGTCCTCCGGCCTGTACACCAGCCCGCTGCGTTACTACCCGTTCGTCGGCCTGTACGAGGGCGAGATGTATGTCGGCCTGCGTTCCGGCGGCAGAGTCCGCGTGCCCACGGGCACGGTGCAGTTGCGCATCGATGACCTGGAAGCATGGACCATCACGCCCGCCGAGACGCCGCTGTTCCTCATGCCGCAAACCGCCACGGGGCAGGCATCGAATGGCGGCGATGCACAGAGCGCTGAACTGGCCACGGCGGCCATGGCCATGGCCACCAGAATGGGCTCGCCATTCACCGCCGCCACCGGCGACAAGGCGCGCCGGATACTGGCGCAGATGTTGAACGGCCACCGCCTCATCTACCGCGTCGTGGGCCTGAACCAGGCCGCATCGACCACGGGCGAGGTCGTGCTCGACGACTCGCTCGCCACGGCAGTCCGACAAATCGGCATCGATGTCGATGCCCTGAAAAAGTAGCCGCACCAGATTCCATCGAACCGCCTACGGGCGGTTTTTTATTGGGTAAACAAAATGGCCTCTCGCAGTCTCGGCACACTGACGCTCGACCTTATCGCGAGGGTCGGCGGCTTCACAGCCGGCATGACCGAAGCCGAGCGCGTGGCCGACCGCAAGAGCCGCGATATCGAGCGCGCCATGAAAGCGCGCGCCAAGGCCGTCGAAACGGCCTGGAGCGGCATCGGCAAGGCCCTCACGGCGGGCATTGCCGGCATCACCATTGGCAGCGTCATCAGCACGGTCATTGACAACAGCAAGAAAGCCGAACAGGTCCAGTCCCAGCTCGCCGCGGCGCTCAGGTCCACCGGCGAGGCCGCCGGCTGGAGCCGCAAACAGCTCAACGACATGGCCGAGGCCATGTCCGGCAAAACCACGTACAGCGAAGAGCAAATCACGCAGGCGCAGACCCGCTTGCTGAAGTTCTCCGCCGTGACCGGCAAGGAAGTGCCGCTGGCGCTGCAGGCCGCGCTGGACATGTCCGCCCGCACGGGCATGGAACTGCCCGAGGCCATGGACAAAATCGGGCGCGCGCTCCAGTCGCCCAAAGACGGCCTCACCGCGCTGCGGCGCGAGCTGCCGAAATTCACCGACGACCAGAAGGCGCTGGCCGAGGAATTGCAGCGTTCCGGCAACATCACCGAAGCGCAGTCCATCATCCTCAACGCGCTGCAGACCGCCTACGGCGGCGCCGCCGAAGCCGCGCGCGGCACCTTCGGCGGCGCGGTCGATGCGCTGAAAAACCAGCTCAACAAGCTGCTCACCGGCGGCGACGGCAGCCTGGACGGCACCACCAGCGCTATCAACGACCTGACTCGGCTGCTGGGCAGCGCGGAAACGCGCGAGGCGTTCCAGGCCATCATCGGCTGGATCATCGACCTGGCCAACGTGGCGGTCAAAGCCGCCACCGCCATTGGCGGCATGGGAAAGGACATTCAGGAAGCGGGCGGGTTCTGGAGCGCGATGGTCATTTATGGCTCCATCAATCCGTTCAAAACACTTGAAGAAAACATTACGAAAACCAGGTCGCGCATCGAGCAGCTTGAAGGCTCGTTGATCAATGCCGACCCGAAGGGCTGGTTCACTGAAAAACTTAACAACGAGCTGGCACGCGCCAGGATCCAGCTCGGCTATCTGCTGCGCCAAGCCGGCCAGGGTGTTGAAGACAACAAGCCGGCGCCGACTTTTGAAGCGCCCCAGCTCGGCGCTGCCCCCGACGCCACCGGCGCCGCCGCGCGCGCCAAGGCCGAGGAAGAAGCGCGCAAGGCCGCCGAGCGCGCCGCGCGCGATGCCGAGCGGCTGGCCAAACAGCAGGAGGAGCAGGCCCTGCGCTACCTGCAACACCTGCAAGACCAGGCCGATCAGGTCAAGACCCTGACCACGCTCGAGCGCGTGTGGTACGACGTTGAGCAGGGCAAGGTCACGCTCAACGACAAGCAACTTCAGCAGGCCATGGACCTGGCCGAGAAGGTGGACGCGATCGCCGAGGCCGAGCGCCGCCGCAAGCTGGAGACCGAGAAGCTGCGGGACCTGTTCTCTGCCCAGAACGACCTGGCGGCCAAGCAGGCGCAATTGCAGATACAGGCCGCCGGCCACGGCATGGGCAACCAGGCCGCCGCCGACCTGCGCGATCGCATCCAGTTGATGCAGAAGTATCAATCTAAATTGGCCGAGCTGCAGCAGCAGGAACAGTTGGAAATCATGGCCGTCAAGGATGGCAATGAGCAGGAGCTGCAGGACATCCGCGACAAGTACGCCAACCGCTACCAGATCACCGCCGACGGCCTGCAGGCCGAACTGGCGCTGCACCAGGCCAGCGTCGATCAGCGCAAGGCCATGGAGGCCGACTGGCAGGCCGGCGCCATGGCCGGTCTGCAAACTTACATGGAGAACGCCAGCAACGTCTACCAGCAGACGCAGCAGATCGTAACCAACGCTTTTGGCACGATGGAAAACACCCTCATCAATTTCGTCAAGACCGGCAAGCTGGATCTTGGCGGCATGTTCAGCGCCATCGCCGAAGACGTGCTGCGCATGCTCATCAAGATGGGCACGCAGATGCTGGTCAACCAAGTGCTGGGACAGTCCATGCAAGCCGCGGCCACGGCCACGGCGGTGGCCGCCGGCACCGCCACGGCCACCGCCTGGGCGCCGGCGGCGGCAATGGCGTCGCTGGCCTCGTTCGGCGCCAACTCGGCGCCGGCCATGGCCGGCATCTCGGCCACCACCGCGTTGGCGAGTTCGATGGCCGCCTTCGGATTTTCCGACGGCGGCTACACCGGCCCCGGCGGCAAATACGAGGCCGCCGGCATCGTGCACGCGGGCGAGGGCGTGCTGAGTCAGAGGGACATGCGCGCCCTCGGCGGGCCCGCCGCGTTCGAGATGTTCCGCCAGTCGTTGCATGCGCCCATGGCCGGCTACGCCGATGGCGGCGTCGTCGGCGCGCTCCCCGCCGCCGCCAACGACGGCTACATGCGCGACATCGAACCCGCGCGCGGCGGCGGCGTGACGGTGCAAGTCGTCGAAAACCGCAGCCGCGCCGGCACCACCGACACCCGCACCGGCCCGGACGGCGAGGAGATCGTGCGCATCTTCGTCGCCGACGTGCGCGGCGACGGGCCCATGGTCAAGTCTTTGGAAACCACCTTCGGACTCACCCGCCGGGGCCGCTGACGCGCCATGCCGATCACCACCACCAAGTCCTGGCCCGCCGGCCTGCCCTGTGTGCTGCGCGAGGGGCACAGCACGCAGCACGGCAGCCCGCTGGTGCGCACCAGCATGGCCTCGGGCCGCGCGCGGCAGCGGCGCGCGTTCACGTCGGTGCCATCGGTCAAGAAGGTGTCGTGGATCTTCAGCGGCCCGCAGTGCTTGGCGTTCGAAGCCTGGTTCCGCGACACCATCAGCGACGGCGCCGAGTGGTTCAACATGGACCTGCGCACGCCGCTGGGCATCAGTACGCCGCTGGTGTGCCGCTTCACCGACATGTACGAAGGGCCCGACATCGAGGCGGTCGATTCCTGGCGTGTCAGCGCCGTGCTGGAGGTGTGGACGCGCCCCATCATCGACGGCGACTGGGGCCTGCTGCCCGACTTCTTGCTGGGCGTGGACATATTTGACGTGGCCATGAACAGGGAGTGGCCCGCGTCATGACCATCTCCACCGTGTTACAAACCGTGTACGCCAGCGCACCCGCCGGCGTGGTGCTGCTGGCCACGCTGGAGATCCAGATCGCGGGCCAGCCGCCGCTGCGGCTGGTGCACGCCTACGACGACCAGCAGCTCGGCGTCGATGGCAAGCTGGTGCCGTTCGAGGCCTGCAGCATTCAGCTCGCGCTGCCGAAGAAGAACACCAGCGGCCAGCAGACGCTGACGTTCGGCCTGGGCCTGGTCGATGGCCGCGCCGACCGCGCCGTGGCCGATGCGCTGGAGGCGGGCCAGCCGGTCTACATGGTGTACCGGGAGTACATCAGCACCGACCCCAGCGCGCCCGCCCGCGCACCCATCAAGATGGTGGTGCAGGGCGGCAAGTTCGAGGGCCCAGTGCTGCAAGTCGAGGCCAGTTACTACGACTTGCTGAACGCCGCGTGGCCACGTGAGCGCTACACGGCGGACAAGGCGCCGGGGATCAAGTACATGCCATGACCACGCTGGCCGATTTTCTAAAAACCCGTTTCATGCGCAACGCCCGTGGCCCCGACGTGTACGACTGCTGGGGCCTCGTCATCGCCGCGCGCGCCGCGCTGTTCCGGTGCGCGCCGCTGCCGCCCATGGACGGCGTGCGTTCCGGCGACGTGCGCGGCATGACGCGAGCGGTGGAGCAGGTGGCCGCGCTCAACGCGCTGCGCCCCGTTGCCGCGCCTCGCCCCGGCGCGATCGCCACCGCCTGGCGCGGCAGCCTGTGCCCGCACGTGGGCCTCGTTGTTGAGGCCGATGGGCAGTTGCGCGTGCTCGACACCGACGAGACCACCGGCCCGCGCTTGATGAGCGTGCGGCGCTTCTGCGCGCGATTCGCGCGCGTCGTGTTCTACGACGACGCCGCCGACAACTCCCTCCCCCACTGGGGGAGGGCTCCCGACAACTCCCTCCGCCCTTGGGGGAGGACTCCCGACAACTCCCTCCCCCCTTGGGGGAGGACTCCCGACAACTCCCTCCCCCCTTGGGGGAGGGCAGGGGTGGGGGCCAGCAGCGTCACCGGCGAAGCAGGCCCCCATCCCTACCTTTCCCCAGCGGGGGAAGGGGTGGAGAGTGGCCTTCCCCCAGCGGGGGAAGGGGCAAGGCCATGACCATCCGCGTCTACCCCTCCCTGCTGCCCGGCGAGCCGCTGGAAACGCACGAATGGACCGGCACGTTCGCGGCCTGGCTCGCGGCCTGCGGCATCGACCACGCAGGCCGCGGCGTGCAGCCCGTGGCCGTCACCGTCAACGGCGCTGAGCTGCTCGCCGCCGACTGGACCACCACGCCGCTGTGCGCCGACGACGCGGTGGACGTGCGCGTAATTCCGCAATTCGAAGGCATCGGCTACGTCATTGCCGCCATCGTCGCCATTGGCGTCATGGTGCTCACCCAACCGCGCATGCCCAAGGGCGGCACGCAACAGGGCCAGCAGCTCAACAGCGCCAGCGCCACGGCCAACCAGGCCAAATTGAACGGCGTGGTGCCCGAGCTGCTGGGCCGCCACCGGCGCTACCCCGACTACCTCACCCCGCCCGTGCGCCGCTTTGCCGGCCCGCGCGAGCAGTGGCTGGAGTTCCTGGCCTGCATCGGCCCCGGCAGCTACGACGTGGAGCCGGAGCTCATCAAAGTGGGCGACACGCCGCTGTCGCTGCTCGATGACGATGCGCGCATCACTATCTTCGGCCCCGGCGCCAGCGTGGCGGGCGACACCGCCCACGAACATTGGTACAGCAATGCCGAAGTGGGCGGCACGTCCTCCGGCACCGCCGGCATCGAGCTGAGCACCGACAACGCGCCGCCCTCGCGGCCCGATGCGCAGTTGTTCACGTTCGACGACGACACGATCACTGTGCCAGAGGGCATGGGAGCGTTCCCCGATGCCTGGTACATCGGCGAGCTGCTCGACATCACGCTGCCGCTGAGCTACAGCGTAACCCGCACCTGGGCCGGGCAGGACGTGAATACGTTTATCGGTAATTTTCGCGAGTGCGCGCCCGTGGTCGGCATGACGCTGGTGTTGTCGGGCGCGCTCACGGGCACGTTCAATGTGAGCAGCGCAACCATTGATCCCGCCACTGGCGACGGGGAGATCATGCTTGAAACTTTGGGAGGCTGGGATCAGGTGCCCGCGCCCGTTGGGGGCCTCAACCCCGGCACGTACAGCATCGCATTCAAACGCGCTGGATCCCAATACGAAGTCACCGGCCTGAGCCCCGACACGCTCACCGTCACCCGCGCCACGCCCGCCGGCGCCTGGGCGGGCTTCCCCGAGGTCACGTCCAGCGCGGCCAGCATCGTGCTCGATCAGTCCGAACTGTCGGGTGAATGGACCAACCACTACGTGGCCTGCCCCGATGCCGAGCAGACCAACACGTTTGAGGTGGATCTGTTCTTTCCGCAGGGCCTTGGCAAAGCGGGCGGCGGCGGCAGCGTGGGCAAGGTGTCGGTGGCCGTGGACATTCAGTACCGCGACGCGCGCCACGGCGGCGCGTACACGTCGGTGCGCCGCACGTACACCGACGGCACGCTGGATCAGATCGGCTTCACCGAGCGCATCACGCTGCCCGCGCCCATCAAGCCGGAGGTGCGCATCCGCCGCGTGGGCGCGAAATCGACCACCACCGACGTGATGGACGAGGTGCAGTGGTACGGCCTCAAGTCCCGCCTTGGCACGCGCAGCAGCTACCCCGGATGGACGACGATCGCCATCCACATCCGGGGCGGCGGCAAGTTGTCGGCGCGCTCGGAAAACCAGATCAACCTGGTGGCCACCCGCATCCTGCCCGCGCTGCAAGCCGGCGGCGCGTGGAGCGCCCCGCAGCCCACGCGCGACATCAGCGCCGCGGTGCGCTACATCGCCGCCACCATCGGCTACGCCGATGACAGCCTCGACATCGACGAATTCCAGCGCCTGCAGGCGCTCTGGTCGCAGCGCGGCGAGACCGTTGATTACGTGTTTGACGAAACCACCGTGCGCGAGGCGCTGGCACTGTGCCTTGCCGCCGGCATGAGCGAGCTGACCGTTGACGACGGCCGCATCCGGCCCGTGCGCGACGAGCCGCGCACCGTGTTCCAGCACGCCTACAGCGCCCAGAACAGCACCGGCGCGCTGTCGCGCACCTTCACCGCGCCGCGTCCCGACGACAACGACGGCGTCGAAGTGGAGTTCATCGACTCCGCCGATTCCTGGGTCAGCAAGACCATCCAGTGCACGCTGCCCGGCTCGCCAGGCATCAAGTTGGAAAAGCTGCAGGCCAACGGCATCACCGACCGCACCCGCGCCTGGCGCGCCGGCATGCGGCGCGCGCGCGAGCAGCGCTACCGGCGCTGGACCTATGCGTTCAGCACCGAGATGGACGCGCTCTGCAGCGCTTACGGCGACTACATCAGCCTGGTGGCCGACGTGCCGGGCTACGGCCAGTCTGCCATCCTGGAGGCCATCACCGGCAACGCCACGGCGGCCACGCTCACCGTGTCCGAGCCGCTCACGTGGGCGGCGGGCGAGCCGCACGTGCTGGCCCTACGCCAGCCCACCGGCGCGCTTGCCGGCCCGTTCGCGGCCACGCCGGGGCCGGACGGGTACACCGTCATCGTCTTCGGTATTGGCCCCGAGCATTGGCCCGAGGTCACGCTCGAGCAGGAGCCGCCGCATGTGTATTTCGGCACCAGCACCCGCTGGACCTGGCCGGCGCTGGTGCGGCAGATCACGCCCAAAGGCATGACGTCTGTTGACGTCGAGGCCGTCAACTACCACCCCGACATCTACGCCGACGACGACAACGCGCCGCCGCCCGCCTGAACACCGAACACCGAACACCATTACCGTCAAGGCCCGCCATTCGCGGGCCTTTTCTATTTTGAGGCCACGAAAATGTCCACCTACAACACCGGCAACCCGCTTGGAAGCACCAGCGTCAAAGACCTGTACGACAACGCCCAGGGCCTGGACCGCGCGACGAACGACTGTGTAAATAAACAGTGGACGGATCGTTTCGGCAAGCCGCGTAAAACATGGTGGGGGATGGAAAGTGATTTTCAAGAATTTCTATTGAATTCAGGGTTTGAGATTATTGGAGATTACGGGGCGGGTTTGAATATAACGGCATTCAATCAGATATTCAGGAAGGATGGAGAATTTTATCGGCTATCGGCGGAAATAGATATTCCTTATACAACGAATGGTAATTGGACTGAGGAAAATAATAGGTTTGTTTCTGTGGGAGATGCGGTACTTAGAAGTGAATTATCAGCTGTGAATGGGGCTGTCCGGGTTGGGTTTATACAGAATGGCGATGGGGCAGTGGGGCGCACGATGCTGTACAAGGCGCGTGAAACTGTGAGCGCAGACGATTTCGACGATGGATCAAAAAACGGAAGTGCGGTGCAGCATGCAGTCAATTATCTTAAATCAATAGGTGGAGGAACATTGAATGTAAAAGGCACTTGGAAATTCAAAGGCTTGATGTGTTTGGATTTATGTCCGAACCTGCGCCTGATCGGAAATGGTGACACTGTTTTTGATTTTTCAAATCGTTCAGGGAGTTACGCAGAGCTGTATAGGTATTTGATGGATGTCCGCGGGTCATTTGATCCTGCAATCCAATTGATATCTGATGTGAGTGCCGGGTCTTGGGTTATAAATGCGTCAACATCAAATATTCGCGAGGGTGATTTAATAATTTTAACGTCAGATGCAACTCAGTCCGGTGATTCATACGAAGTAAATATAGGCGAATATCTGATCGTTGATGAGATATTGTCGCCATCCAGCTTTAGGGCAAACAATGCCACGTTCGATAATTACGCAATTTCGGACAATGCTCGTATCCACGTGGTTCATCCTGTTGAAAATATTACTATCGAAGGAATTAAATTTATCGGCCAGGGACGTGTTGATCCAAAAGATGGAGACATCGGTCTTGGTTTCACATATTGCCGCAATGTACGCGTAAGAGACTGCTCGTTTTATTACATCGACCAAATTCAACTAGAATTGAGGTCGTGTTATGACTGGCGGGTCGATGGGTGTTATTTTCATCATACAAAATACACATCTGGGTCACATACGCCTGGGATAAATCAGCCGATTGCGATAGCAGATCGCGGTCCGGTGCAGTATCAGATTCGAATCTCTGACTGTAGTCAGTATGGCGTTGTCAGCAATTGTGTTGGCGATGGTTCTCGGCACATGTTTAACACCGGCCACTCGTATCGTGCTGAAAATGGATCGCCACAGCGACAAATAGGCTACTTGTTTGGTCTTATTCGTCGAGTCAAAGTTGTAAATTGTTACGCAAAAAATACTTGGCATGCTAGTTTTTCAACGCACAACGACTCTGAATATATCGACTTCGAGGGATGTGTTGCTGAAAATTCTGGAATGGCCGGGTTTAATCCGCGGCATCGTAACGCGCGGTTTATTAACTGCGAGACGCGCTATTGTAACGTCGGATTTTATTTGTCGATGTTGCCGAAAAATATTTTACTTAGGGGGTGTCGAGCTATAGCCGGTAACTCGGCAATAAGTATTGCTGGCGTATATCAAGGCGACGATTTTATAATTGAGGACTGCATATTCGAAGGACCGAATTATGGTTTGGTTTTTAACCCAGATGCAGGAAATAAAGGAAATTTAATTTTTCGGAATAACATCATAAAAAATGCTGTTAATCCTGCTGTCGGTGCGTATAGACCGCTCAGGGTGCTCGGGGAGTGGGATAGCGTTCGTATCATTGGCAACGTCATAGATTCAACTGCCGCATCAGAATGCATAAATGTAGACGCTACAACAGAATTGGTTGTAGTTGATGGCAACAAGCTGTCGAATGGCAAGCGCCCGATTCAAATATCTTCATTGGCAGAAAAAAGCATCATAACTAACAATGTTTCATCTAATCTTTCTATTAACCAAAATTATGAAAGTTCCAGCCCTATTGTAATTAAAAACAACAATGTGGGTCTTGATAATAACGGTGCTTTGACGGGGAGTTTTAGTCTTTCAGTTGTCCTGGAAAATAATGCCGCCACAAGTTTCTCTACCCATGATAATTCAAACTTTTTCTCAATATCTTTAACTGGATCAAGTTATTATGGATTGGTGTGGGGGCGCGCATCCAGTAGTCCTGTTATTGTAAAAATAGCCGGTGGCACGTCTTTTTATGTGGCGAATACTTCATTGGACGGTGAGACTGGGGTTGTTGGGGCTATTACTTTTGGCGCGGGAAATGATGCGTTTTACGTAGAAAACAGGACTGGGTCAAGTCAAACTATTACTGTGACAAAACTATGAACCTCGACACCGAAGTCACCATTGCCGTCTCCGCGCAGAAAACAGCCTACGCCGGAGTACTGGGAGGGTTCGGCGTGAGTTGGATAACGATGGATGTGTTGTTCGCCATCATCGGCACGCTGATTGCGTTTGCAGGCACCGTTGTATCGGCCTACTGCCAGCTCGATGCACGTCGCCGACGCAAGGCGCAGGCGCTAGTAGACGAGGCGCGCGCGCAGGAGCTGCATGCTGCCCGCATGCAGCTGAGCGCTGCTCGTCTGGATTTCATGCGTCACCCGCGTGAGCTGACGCCTGCCGAAGAACGCGGCGCTCATGCGCTGGGCCTGGACACCGGCATGGGCGTCTCGACAGAGGTTGGCGATGGCTACATCGACTGAGAAGCCGGCGACTGTGGCAACCGGGTTGCGAATCGCCGTCGCCGCGCTCACGCTGTCCGCCGCTGGTTTTATCGGCATAGTGCTCAACGAGGGATACACCAGCACCGCCATCGTCCCCACGACTGGCGACGTGCCAACGGTCGGTTTTGGCTCTACCAAAAACGCCGACGGTAGTGCCGTCAAGCTGGGCGACACCACCACACCGCCTCGCGCCCTGCAAACCGCCCAGGCGCACATCAGCCGAGACGAAGTGGTTTTCCGCGACTCGCTACTCGGCGTCGAGTTGAGCCAGGAAGAGTACGACGTGTATCTCGATTTCGTGTACCAGTACGGCACGGCGAACTGGATGGGCTCGTCGATGCGCCGGCAACTGCTGGCCGGCAACTACCGCGCCGCGTGCGACGCGTTGCTGCTGTACCGCTATGCCGGAGGCTACGATTGCAGCACGCCCGGAAACACGCGATGCGCCGGCGTGTGGACGCGCCAGCAGACGCGGCACGCCAAGTGCCTAGCCGCGCAATGACGCCGCGCCTGCAACTCATCGCAGTTGCCGCCACTTGCGTGGCTCTAACGCTTGCTGGCTTCACTGCCGGCTGGGCGGTGAACGGCTGGCGTCTGGGCGCGCAAGTGCAAAAGTGCCGCGCCGATTCGGCCAGGACGTTGGGCGAGATCAATGCCCGCGCTGCTGATGCCGAGCGCGACTACCGGGCGAAGGAAACCGAATGGGCCACCAAGCTGGCCGGGGTGACGCAAGATGGACAAACGAAGCTGGATGCGGCGCGCCGCGATGCTGTTGCCGCTGGTGTTGAGCGTGATGGGTTGCGCCGGGAACTCGACCGTTATCGCGCCGCCGCCCGAGCCGCCGCGGATACCGGCGCTGCCGCCGCAGGCACGCCAGCCGCAGATGCCGTCGATCTGCTCGCCGAGCTGCTCAGCCGCGCTGACGAACGAGCGGGCGAGCTGGCGCACATTGCTGACCTCTCCCACGCTGCCGGCAGCACCTGCGAGCGCGCGTACGACGCATTATTAAATTTGGAAGATAAATGAATAATGAAAAAGACAAGTTGTTTGAAATCCGTTGCACATGCGGTAGATTGCTTGGTTATCTATATGGAAAATTGAAAACAAAATGCCCGAAGTGCAAAAAACAATTGGATATTGCGGTTTCTGAAAATAAACCGCAAGGTGAAGCGCCACCAGAGGCTCCCGAAGCCCATGACGCGTGATTTGTACAAGCCCAGAGCTATTTGATAATCAACTTGGGAAAGCAATATGAGTGAAGAACTCTCTGCGACTCAGGGCGATCTGTCGCACATGATTCGACATCATGACATGAAGTCGGCTCATTCTCACGGCGTCACGCACGAAAAGCTTGACGACGTCGAGGAAGAGCTGGACGAATTGAATGAAGCCATCGAACGCGGCAAAGCGTCCTATCACCATCCTTCTCATCATTCGGAGCATCATATGTACGACAGTGGCGCAAGTGGCGCCGGCGGCCTTTTCGGGGGCGGCGCTGGCGGGGTATTGGGCGGCGGTATCGGGGGCTTCCTCGGTTCCGCTATCGGCAGCGCTTTTCTCGGGCGCGGCTTTGGCGGTTGGGGCGGCGACGGCTGCGGCCCTCGTGGACGCGACGGCGGCGGTGACTGCTGCTGCGTCCAGGGCGCGGAAACGCGCATCGAGGACGCCATCAACTTCGGCGCAGCCACCAACCAGCGTTTCGATCTGCAGGAAAGTCTCGGTGATATCAAGCGTGAAATTGCTGGCGTTGGCGCTGCAGTTTCCGCTAATATCAACCGATCTCTGTTTGAAATGGAGATTGCCAATTGCAACCGCAACGCGGACAATTTGATGGCAATTGCCCAGGCCAAGTTTGATGCAGTCACAGCGACCAAGAGCGCTGAAACTGCCATCATTCATAACCAGGACCGCATCGCCTACGAGCAGCTGAAAGAGTGCTGCGAGCGCGAGCGACGCGACGGCGATCGCCGTCATTCCGATCTGAATATCCAGGTCGTTCAAAATCAGAACGTCGCGCAAGCGCAGGCCCAGCAGCAGCAGATGCAGCTGCTGGAAGAGCGCAACGCCCGGCGCGCTGATCGGCATGAGTTTCAGATCGCCAACATCATGGCCACCGTCCAGGCTCAACTCAATCAGCAAAATGTCCAGAACAAATCTGTGACTATTGGTAGCGGCACCAGCGGCGCTACTTCCACCAACACGTCCAACAACGTGTAATTACGACGGGCGGGGCATTTCGCCCCGCCTCAATTTGAAAATGGAGAACAATATATGAATATTGATCAAAATAACCAGCCCGCGCAGCCATACGGTCAATTTTCACCGCCCGCCATGCCCAGTCTTCACAATCCGTTCGGCGGTCTGAATTTTTTGAGCGATGAAGTCAGCAAAAAAATCGAAGAAACCATCAATGCCAAACTCGACCCATTAGTTAAAAACATGGACGCCGTGAAGCCGATTATGGAACAACACGTTAAAAATGAAAAACAGAATATCGAGGCAAATACAAAAACGAGTTTTCTGGAAAGAATGAATCAGCTCATGGAATATGGGCGCGTCGCGGCCACCGTTATTGACGGCCAGCGATTGGAAATGATTTATTCCACCTACAAGGACCTGGCCGCCGACGCTTTCGTGCGCCAAGACCTGGGCTTGGCGAAAAAGGCGATCATGAACGAGGCCCTCGCATTCGTGCGCACCGATGCCGGCAAGAAGTGGCTACAGACCGGAATCGATGCTTTTTTCGGCATGCGCGCGCGGAATTTTAAATAATTCATGAGCTGACCGCCATCGCCAGTGCCGCAGATAGTGTGCGCTGAGCGCTGTTTGTGCCGCGCCTCTGTTGCCTGTTTTGCGCGCCCTGGGTTACCACCCCTCGCGCGTCATCAGCGCGAATCCCACGTTCTTTGCCCACCAGTCGAGCCACGGCGGTAGCGCGGTTTCGGGAACGTCATAGCGCAACGCCGCCCACGGCGGCTGCGGCGTGCCGCCAATGTCGGGCAACTCGCCTGCGGCATTCGTGCGCAGCATCGACCACACGCCGGGTCCAGCCTTCTGTTTTAAGCACACCCCGAGCGTTGCGATGGGCACACCCTCATCGTGCAGTACGAACGTCGCCGCGTTGCTCCTGATGCTGCCTGTCACCGTGTAGCCGCTGCGGCGGCTATCTGCCCAGCCGTTACCCGTTTCGAGCACCTGCAACAGCGTGCGGTCGACGATGCCGGCCTGTTCCGCCGCGTCAATGTCGCCTTGCGTGACGCGCTCGCTCCAGCCGTCGTTGATGACGATGTACAGCAGATGCTGATTCATTCGACGATCTCCACGCGTGCGCGACCGATGAATTTCAACGCCTGCCTCAGCGTGTCGAACGTTGCGCGGTTCAGCTCGATGCCCGTGCCCCGCATCTCCAGCTCGATAGCCGCCAGCACCGTGGTGCCGACGCCCATGAACGGATCGACCACGCTTGCGGCTTCGAAGCTGCCGAGCAGATCAGTGATGGCCGCGATGTTCTTTGCATAGCCGCTTTCACGCACGTTGTCGCGCGGCGCATGAAAGAGGGTGGGCCAGTACCCGTTGGCCTCGAACACGTCGCTGCGCTGGCGGCGCTTGCGGTTGAAGATGCTCCTGGCACCGCCGCGCGTGTAGTACACGCCGGTCTGATGGACGTAGTTCGGTTGCTGCAAGCTCTTCGATTTCTTGGGCATCACGCCGTCGATCACGAAGTCAAACCCCATGTGCCATTCTCCGATGGTCGCGGCACTGAATTGCAGGAGTTGGCGCATGGTCGTGATGAGCACCAGGTGCTGCACGTCGTAGCCGGCCACGATCTTCGCCAGCTTCGCGCCGTCCATTTCGAACGGCGGATCGGTCAGCATGAGATCGGCGCTGCAACCGTGCTGGGCCGCGTCGCCGTGGATGACGGTTATCTTGTTTTGAGCCATTGCTGATAGACCCGTTTCGATTTCGAAGCCGCGCCGCGTTTCAGATCGCCTGCTGTAAAGTTGGCCATCCACCAAGCCGAGTCTCGCGCGGCCTCGCTCTCAAGAAAATCATTGATCCACTCACAGTCGACGCCGGCGCTCTGCAAGCCACCGACGAACCATTTCCTCAGATCGCTGATCGTGCTGCCGATCAACCCGTAGCCGTCCGCGAACGACGGCCAGATGATCTCCGACTTGCGCCGAGCCGCGATCTTTTCCGCGTTGATCGCTTCGCGCTCGGCTTGCACCAGAGATGCCTTCAGCACGCGCACGTCGAACTCGAAATTTCCGAGCGGCTTGCCATGGCGCAGCCACTCATTGTCGGCGCCGCACTCGGGGCACCGGCGCAAGCGTATCTTGTAGTAAGCGCCGCAGGCGTCGCAGGGGATGCCCATTACATACTTCGGCCCGCAGGGCGGGTTGAGCAAGTCCCATTCGACCGGTTCATCTGGTAGCCCGTGCGCCTGCACTTGCCCCGTCAAATCGAGAATGATTGCGCGCTGTTTTCCCGGCGCTAGCCGCAGCACGCGGCCTACCCACTGCCGGTAACGCGGAAAGCTCGCTGTCTGGCTTGCGATGATGAGCGTCTGCACCGCCGGCATGTCGAAGCCCTCGCCGATCATGTCCACGTTGCAGATCACGCGCACCTGGCCAGCCGCGAACGCATCGAGCGCTCGCGTGACTTGGCTTTGCGCCATCGTGCTGTGGATCGCCGCCGCCGACACGCCCGCTTCGCGGAACTGGCGCGCAAACATCTCAGCGTTCTTGATCGCGGGGCACATCATGATCGCTTGCGTGCCGCTGGCCAGACGTTTGTATTCGAGCACAGGGTCGGCTGCGAGCGTGATCGTTCCTGTCTCATAGTCAAGCCCACGCGCTCTGCGCTTGCGCGGCTTGCCGTCTTTGTCGAACTCGCGTGAAACGTCGCGCGGCCTGTAGCTCAGCGCCGCATCAGCAGTTGCAGCGAGCATGTCATCGACAATGCTTTCCTCGAAAGCGTTGATGCTCGCCTCGACGCTCCACGTCTGTGCATGCCCACGCGGCGGCGCATAGACGATGAAATCGCTTAAGAAGCCGCGCTCGATCAACATGCGCGCGCTGTCGTTACCCAAGCCGCGCGCTTGCACAAGCCTGTCGAACAGCCCGCCATTGCAAACGTGCAAGCTCTCGCCATCCATGCGTGCCGGTGTCGCTGTGAAGCCCACAATGCGCGCGTTCGGCATCAGCTCGCGCAGCTTGCCCCACTTGTTGTCCGGTACAACGTGATGCGCTTCGTCGATGATTACCAGCCACGGCTGCATCAGATCGACGTGCGACATGCCACCGCGCTTGAGCTGCGCATGCAGACTGTCGATGCTCACTACCAGTCGCGTCGCGTGCCCGCGCTGAATGTAGTTGCGTCCGTGCGGGCGGTGTGCCGACATGCTGCGTCTGCGCGTGTGTTCAGTGCTGACAGTGTCGTGCGCCAGTCCGAACGCCGCCAGCTTCTCGCTGATCTGCCGGATCAGCGTAATGCGGTGCGCAACGATCATGCAGCGCTGCGCCCACTGCGCCAGCGCGGCTTCGATCGGCGTCTTGCCAGCGCCGGTGTCGAGCTGCACAAGGTCATTGCGCGTGCTCGCCTTGAGCTGCTCGAACACGTCTTGCTGATAGTCACGTAGTTGCATCGTTGCCCACCACGTCTTCGAGCAGCCATTTGAAATCTTGCTCAGATCGGTTGTCGATCCAGAACCGCGCACTTTTTGCGGCCTTGCCGCGCGCGACGGCCAGAAATGCTTCCGAGCAGCCGCACATCGTGCAGTAGTCGCTGAAACGAGCGCGAATCGTCTCTGCCCACGGAACTTGCTTCGCGGTGCCCGTGAGCGCTGGCAGCTCCAGAAATTTTGCTGCCGCGCCAGCGCGCGCGGCATGTGCTGCGCGCGCAGCGACTTTTTCCTCGCTGTAGAAGTCAGCCGGTAGCCGCGCGCCGCGCGGCCAGCCGGTGCGGCACGCTTCGACAACGCCCCATTTCACGTCCTGCTCATCGTCGACTTTGACGCGCAGCCAGAACGCCGCACTGTTGAGCGTCGCCGCACGTTCGCGCAGGCGCAGCAGCGTCGGATCTTGACTGCCGAGCCACACGCGCCGGTCGCCCTTCGGATGAATCGGCGCGGTCGTCAACGTGACGATCAGCTGCCACGCCGCCGCGCGTGCGGCTTCTGCTCGCGCGATCGTTTCTGCGTCAGGCCCCACGATGGGGGCCAGTTCGATGTTGTTCATCAGTCGAAGTCGTAGTTGCGTGCCGCGATGACCCAATCCGGCTCTTCGCCGATGCCGATTTTGTAGCCGAGCTTGTTGCGATCGATCTCAGCAGCGAGTGCGTTGCGCAGTTCGTTGAAGTTGATCGGCGCGAATTCATCGCCGCACGTGATGTCGATCACGACGAAGTCAACCTCGTTCATGCGCAGCCGCTGAGCGCCGCCCATGATTTCCACGACTCCGGACATCTGCTCGTTGCCTGCCGAATCGATGACTGCGCAATACGTTCCGTGGCTGCGGTTCGTAAAGACGATCGCGTTTGCGATTTTTTCTACGTTTGTCATCTTGCTCTCCTACCACTCTGCCCGGCGGTGCGGGGGTTGATCAACTTGATCACCATGAATGTATTGTGCGCGCGCAAAACTAGTTTGTCAACATCTACCAGAATACCCGAGTTGACTGAGTGGTTTTGCGCGTGCAAAAATACAACATGACCAAACAACACGAGATACCCGAGCGCCGGCCGCCCGGACGGCCACGCGAGATGCAGGGGGAAGTGGTAAACGTCAACATCCGCATGACCCGCGAGCAGCGGGCCAAGCTCGAACAGCTCGGCGGCGCGGCTTGGGTGCGCCAGCAGATCGACAGGGCCGATGTTTTTGCAGTGAAGCAGCGCGATGCCGCTGCGGTCCCGTGACGCCGTCAGCTGCGTCCCGATCGGTGCGGGATTGCCACGAGTCTCCACTGTCCAAATCCTCCTCGCGCAACCAAACATCTGTGCAAAAAAGCCCGCCTCTTGGCGGGCTTTTTTGTGGGCGCTTGGTTTTCGCAAGTGGTGCCCGGCAGACCATCGCCGATGCTGCGGCCGAGGATTATGGAGGCGCCGATAGAGGGCGCGGGGCAGGGGATTTGTCCACAAAAGTCGTGGACAAACTTGTGGGCAAGCGATGTATGGCCCCCATCGCCGATCTGGTACGCGCTGTCGTCTGCGAGGGGCGCGGTGAGCGCGGCGGGCGGTCGCGCTTGGATTGCCTGTTTTAGAGCGGTTTTGATTCAAGTGTGAACATTTTTGCGCCGCTGGCCCCCACCCTACCCTCCCCCAGCGGGGGAGGGAATCTTGCTCCTTCCCCCTCTGGGGGAAGGTTGGGATGGGGGCCAG